AGTTCTGAATGATTCAATGTAAATCGAACCCTTTCGTTCATTATTGGATTGTTTGCACTCATTACCAGTTTGTATTTTTAAATTTCCATAATTGGTGATTGATGTCATTTTTAGGAACATTTACCGTTACGTTTGTTTTCATTCTCTCAAATGTCTTCCTAGTCAATTTCATTTCTTCAAGTAAGTCGCTATTTTCATTATTCACACTTATATTTGCCTGAAATTCTTTGGCTTTTTGGTGATTAACCTCAATATCTGACAAGAAAGAATCTCGCATGTACTTTTTGTAATCTTCAACAGAACGGTGTACTTTTTGTTTTCTTCGAAGAAACATTACAGTAGGTTTGTTTGGTGTGATTTCTGGATTTGAACCGTCAGCATCAGAAATAACCTCACGACGGCCACCGTCACCCACAACTGCGAATTCATCTGGACCATCTTTACGACCGTGTTTATATTTTGGCAATGGTGTGGCTAAAACTGTGGCGGCTTGAATGGCACCTAGCGCGATTATTGGGCCTATTCCTGCTAATGCAAATATTCCGGTTTGAGCTGCTACTTTAGAAATAGCAATTGCAGTATTAATTGCGATTTCCGCTAATGCCATAACTTTATTAAAAACAGCGGCTTTATAGGCTTCTTTTTTACGTTTCTTTTCAAGTTCAGCATTCTTTTTTTCACGTTCAGCTTCAAGTAATTTCTTTTGTCGTTCATTGTCACCGGCTTTGGCAATCTCAGCATCATAATACTCGTTATTTCGCTCGATTTCAGCATCTATGTTAGAAATTCTGGCATCAAAAATGGCATTGGTTAAATCTGTGAGAGCGTCTTTTAATGACATTCCTAGATCAATGAGCCTTTCGTTAATTTGTTTCTGCTGTTCGACAGTGATTTCAGCGTTTTCCTTAATTTTTTCAGTCGTTAAATCAGATGCCTCACGTCTAAATTGTTCTAATTTGGCAACTATCTCGGCTCTTTTTTCAGCGGATATTTGTTCGCTAGAATCTTTAGAATCATTATTGTCTAATGTAGATTGTAAGTTGTCAATTTGCAACTGAATAGCTTCTAACGCATACTTTTTCTGAATAGCAAGAATACGTCGCTCATGTTCTTCTCTGGCCGCTTCAATGAGTTTGAAGTTTTCACCAGCCGCTTCTAGTTCATCGGCATATCGGTTATTTTCTCCGACAATATCTCTGTTTTGCTGATTGGTTTGTAATTGAATTTCGGCATCTGTTCTTTTTTGAATTGCTTCAACTTCAGCATCGATTATTTTCCGACGGGCTTCTTCATTTTTTCGAGCGCTTTCAGTTACTTCGTTCTGGTATTTTTCAATAACTAGGCGTTGTTCATTGGTGATCTTCTTTTTGATAGAATTACCTTCAAGTAAAGCTTTGATTTCATTATCCGATAATTGACGAACAAACTTACCGCTCGATTCATTATACTTTCCAAGTTGCTGTAATTCGAATTCAGCAGCCTCTTTGGTTTTAGCTGCTTTTAATTGCTGAAATGAAAGCAAAGCCTCGATTCTATCATCAAGATTTTTCTTTTCATTGTTAGCGATTTCATTTTCAACATCAATCGCGACACCTAAACGGAATTGTCTTAATTTAAAATCATCATCTTGCGCTTTTTTCTCTAAATCAAAAATCTCTTTTAATCTTTTTTTCCTATCTTCAATTGCTTTTTTATTTTGTTCGGTTTGGTTTTCAGCATCTTTAATGGCTTTGTTCTTGTCTAAATCAGCCAAAGCTGCCGCCAATCGCTGTTGCTCTGTAATAGTGAGTTTTGAATTCTCACGAAGTAATGAGGATTTAATTGCTACTTTTTCCTTTTCGTTTTTTATCGTTTCATCTAAATCATCAACTGTATTTCCGTTGGCACTTCTTCTGAAATTGGCTTTTATTAAAGCCGATTTTTCAGCTTCAGCTTGCTTAATTCTTTCTTCGGAATTCTTAATTTCGCTTTTTGTAAACTCTAATTGGAATTTTTTTCCCTGATTAAAAGTATCAATTTCATCCTGTATTATTTTTTTCTTCCTTGCAGATTCTTCATCATCAAGTTTTTTCGAGTTTTCGCCTTGAGCTCTTCGTAATTCTATTTCCTGTTCAATTTGCTTAAATCTTTTATCTCTAAACTGATCTGATTGTTCGTTAGTAGTTTTTTCTGAATCCGCTAACCTTTTATTAGCGGCCGTTATTTTTTCAACTAATATTTCATTCTCAGTTAATTGCTCGTTGAAAGCAATATAAGCAACAACAACAGCCGAAACGGCCGCTAATATAATACCCCAAGGAGTTGCCTTAGTGGCGACATTCAAAGCTGTTTGAGATGCAGCAGCTTGCTGAGCGGCCAAAGCTTGTGCTTTCATTGCAGCGGTACCGATGCCAGTAGCTGTTGTAAATGATATTTGAGCAGCCGTGCCCGCTACTTTTAAAGCTGTCCACACTCCTGTAGCAAAAGAAACCGCTTTTTGAACAGCTAAGAAAGTAAGTAAAACGGATCCGTATTTTATAAATCCCTCAATAATTCCTGAAAGATTATCGCGAACAAATTTTAATGCAGATGCTATTTTCCTGGTTCCGTCGTTGGCATCATTTGCGGTTAAAATATACGCGTCGAACCTGTCTTTAATGTCGCCAATAATAGAAGAAACCGATTGAGATGCCGCCTCAACTTCTTTGTTTAACGCAATGTTGTCGATGTATTCTTGTTTGGCCGAAATCATTGCATTTTCAAGAACCGAATAATTAGCCGCCAACGAACCCACGACGGTAAACGCTCTTTTTTCGGTCAGTCCCAAATCTTCCAGAACTAACGAAAGGTTTTCGCCCTCATTTTTTGCAGTATTCAACCCTTTTACAAATTTTTGGAATACACCTGTTGCATCTTTATTGAATTGATCTGATAGTTCTTTTTGAGTTAATCCGGTTAGTTTTAAAACATTTTCTAAATTCTTACCAGTAGCAACCGCATCGTTTATAATTGCAAAAGTCGATTGAATTGCACTTCTTGAACTTTCAGCCTCAGAACCTAATGATGATGTAGCAGCTCCAAGTGCTAGAACACCTTGAGCCGATGTATTATATACTGCAATACCTTTTTGTATTTCTGTTGAGTTCCCTAGAATCTGAGCCTCAGTAGTAGCGAAATTATTACCTAATTGAGTAATTACAGATGCTAGTTTATCAGCATTTTCAAATCCATCAGAAGATACTTCGATGAACTTTGCAAAGTTTTGAACTTGTTCTTCTGAAATGATATCAGAGGTTAACTTTAATTTTTCAATTGCAGTTGAGAACTTTAGAATATTATCAGTGCCTTTTACTCCAAGCGTTCCCGCAACCTCAGCAGATTGCAAAAGCCCTTGAACCGAAATCCCATCCAACTGATCTCCCAACAAAACAACTTCACGTCCGAAAGCTTTTAAGTCTTCGCCTGAAATGTTAGTAGTTTTTCCAACGGCAATTAATTGTCGGTCAAATTCCTTGATTGTGTTAAAAGCATCTTTTACAATAGTTCCAAATAATGCAATACCGGTTACTAATCCGAAAGTAGACAATACTTCACGCATTGTAGAATTAAGCCCATCGAACGCGCTTTTATAATTACCAATGTTTTTAGTATAATTTCTGGTTGTTTCATCTACGGCCTTTACTCTGGCATCTAGTTTGTCATATTCTAATTTGGCGGCTTTTATTGCAGCAGTATTTCTATTTTCAGCTGCAAGCAAATCGGCCAATCGCTTTTGGCTTTCAGTTCTTAATCTGTTCAACTTCTCATACGTTCCAACTAATCCAGCATTTTCACGAGCTTGTAACTTCAATGCTTTGTTTTTGGCTTCATTTAAAACCCTTTCTTCAAGGCTCAAAGTGTTGTTACGTTTTAATGCAGCGGCTTTTTTGGCTTCCACATCCAAGGCAAGTTTTTCAGTCCTGATTGCTTCTTGCCTTATTTTTTCCGCAGATGTTTCTAATGCAAGTTGCTCTTTTATCGCTGAATTAGCTTTCTCAGTCAATAATCGAACTTCATTCTTTTGCTTTAAAAATTCCGTTTGATTTTCCGCACGTCGAAGCTTTACATTTTCTGCATTTAATAAAATGATTGAATCAACAAACTCTTTATTTTTTGCAATGGCTTCATCCAAAGTTTTACCGTATTCTTTGCTCCATTGTAAAGCATCATCGGTAATTATATCCTTTCTAGTTATTTGACCACTCATTTTTTCTTAGATTTTTTGTTACTACTTTCAATAGATTTTATTTTTGCTTTTACCATTTTTTCGAGCGCGTAGAATTTTTCGACTGAGCATAAAAAGAAATCAAAATCAAATCCAAGTATTGCCGCATAACTGGCCATTACATCCACTATAGAAGATTCTTGTTGTGAGTTTGATTGCTTTGGTAAACTATCTCGCAATTGATTAATCCTGGTTAAAATACCTTCGCTTAATCGAACTATTTTATTGAGGTCATTGATGTAGTTAGTGTCATTAATTGTGTATCCGTATTCGCGCAAAATAGCAATGAGATCATCGTTTTGGTCAAAAGCCAAAGCCTCACAACAATTATGTATAATTTCGTATCTGTTCGCTTGGAATTCGATTTCTTTACTCAAATTGAATACTTTATTTGCGTTCGTATTGCCGCTTAATTCTTGATGCTTTTGCTCTAAGTTTTCCCAGATTTCCGCTAGCTCTTCAATGGGAGTTTCTTCATCTGATAAAAGCGTCAAATCACCAGTATTTGAAATCTCAAAAAATACTACCATTGGAAGTGTTCGGAGTGTTTTGTAAATCATAAGTCTAAACTTTTACGGTAATAATTAATAATGAAAGGTTTGATTTTTTCATGTGTAAACACATATAAGTTATCTTCTGTAAGTCCAAATAAATCTTTTGACAACCAATTAGGAGAATCTAAAATATCATCGGTTTTTGGGTCGGTACTTCCAAAATAGAATATGCCATCGTAAACCGTCATGTAGAATGCATCTAACCAATCGCCGGTATCTTTCCCGGTAAATGGTTGGCCCGCTCTTTTTTCTCCATCGGTTATGAATTCAGTAGCTTTTGAGTAGAAGCCAATTGCTTTGCCGTAGATATCTTCTGAATTGATATTGATTTGATCCTTATTCAACTGAATCAATTCTTTACTCAATGACTTGATGAAAGCAAATAACTGATCTGATATTGTGTCAGCATCTATCCTTTTTGATTTCTCTAATTGTTCTTCGAATGTTGCCATTATTAACTATGCAATTCTATTTTTGAAAGTTGTAACACTTACTTTGTAGTGATTGATGATTTTAGGAATACCGATAACATTTACACCTATTTGGAAATAAATTACTAACAATGATTTCTTTAATTTTATCATGATAATGTGGCTTTAAACAAAAAAGAGGTGCGAGAACCTAACTATCTCCACACCTCTTCTACAATAAATTTTTATTACTTATTCCTTTTCAGTAACATTCTTTGCGGTTTTCGCTGGCAAATTGTCCTTTGTAGCGATGGCAAATGCTTTTTTTAGTTCTGATAACCGTTCCTTTTCGGGCATTTCTCTAAACACCCATACGCCCTCAAACTCAGATTTAAACTGGTCAAATGTTCGGGAATAATTCTCTTGAAAGGTTATTCCCTTGTATTTGTTTCTAGGCATGATGTTACGATACTGTAATTGCTTTGGCCGCAATAGCTTCATAATCGGCTTCTGGTTGAGAAACCACACCATTCAAACCAACTAGGTCACCAGTAGCGAATCCAGTTCCTGTGAACTCATAAACACCATTGGCATCAGCCGCAACAAAAGAATGAGTTACTGGGGTTCCATCTGGTTTTTTGAAGGTCAAATCAGCATTTTCCAAAGAAGTTACGATATCACCAGCACATCCAGCATCAACGGTAAACTTCACAGAAGTTGCAGATGCAGAAACGATTGAAATTTCAACATCAAAAATCCCGTTCAATTCAATTTGAGACCAAGTTGGTTTCAAAATTGCACCGTCGTTTTCGAATTCGTTGAAATCAGCATAAGTCAAAGTTACTGGCGTGTGAGCTGGCTTATCCGGCATAGCGTCTACCCTTTTTCCAACCTCAATAGTCACTAACTGACCTTTGACTTTAGAGCCATCTGGACTGATCGCTTTGATTTCCTGAGCATCTGTAAACTCATAGATGCGCATTTTCTTACCGTTGTAAGATTTCAAAGCATTATGAGAACATAAACCTAAAAAACAATTGAAAGTTCTGATTTTCTTTCCACTTGCTGTTTTGTAACGTTTCTCTCTACCTTCAAAGAAAGTATCTTCTGTATCGGCAACCGCCAATTCTTCAATCTCGTAAAGAGGAATGATGTCTTTGGATGCAATATCAGCTTTCCAATTTGCCAAAGTTTTGGCAGCTTCCACGGTCGCAAATTCTTGTTCGTCAGATGCTAATGCGTGACGAATAACAACACCTTCTAAGCATTGCTCCTTTGCTCCGGTATTTCTATTTTGTACGCCCTCTTGAGCGCATTCAACTATAATTCCCATAGTTTTGTTTGTTATTTACAATTAAAAATATAATTCAAATTACCAACCACGGCAAAAGTGTGATATGGTTGTAAATCGTTTTTTTTTATCCCTTCAATATTGAATCCTTTCAATACGTTTGAAAGTCCTTTTTCAATTCCAGTTACATCAAAGATTCTTAGTTTATTGATCAACTTAACGCAATGCTCTTGAACTTCAACATCGGCTCTGTAGTTCTTATCCTGATAAAGTTTGTCTAAATTCAACATGAAAACAACCTTAATTTTTGATGAAAACAATTTACCGTCTTTGGTAGTGTGCTCTTCTGAATCAACAAAGAAAACATTCCCGCCAGGCGCATTCCTATCATCATAATAAACTTCCTTTCGTTCAGAGTTTGAAATGTGTACTTCTGGAACAAATGATTTACCATCTTTGTTGAGTGTTTTTTGAACACGTCCGTAAAAGTCAACATTTAAAAAGCCTAAGTGAGAACTCAAAGCATTTTGTAAGTCTAAGAGCTTCTTATCAATTCCAATGCCTGGATAATTGTTGTAATTCATTTTACCAGACTTTAGGAGATTGAACGATAATTGGATTTGGAAAAAGCTTATTTGTTGCAGTTTTGATTGCCTCATTTAAGAAGAAAACCAATCCTTTTGCAACGGTGTATCCGGTTTCATTCTTGAAGCCGTTAATTTCTAATTTCAGGTTTGATATGGCCAACTTTGCGTTACGTTCTGAAAGGTTGCTTCTTTTTGTAGAAATAAACAATTCGAGAACATTAATTGCTGTTTGGTACCCAATCGCATCATCAAAAAGAATAGCATTATCAGTTATCAAATCAGTATAATCTGTAGCCGAAACCGACAACTGATTGTAATCAATAACAAGCGGTAAAATTTTAAGTACCGCTTGTTTCCTGATATCTGATAAGATCAAATTAAATTCTTCTGCATTTGCATCGATGTTAGATATTGCAGCGTATATATTCTCAACAGTAACCAATTGATGAAAGGATTGAAAGTTTCTTCCAGATGTTCCGGTTAGGTTATCTTCATCCAAGGCAATTACAAAAGAATCTTCTTGAGGGTTAGCCCAAGAGATTCTTTCGATTAATGTTGATATAGCTGTTTCTAAATACATACTATGCTGATGCTACGATGTTGGCTTCAAATACCAATACTTGCTCTTCGTTCAAAGTATCGATGTACTCAGCTAGTTTAGCATCTGTGTTACTTGTTTTAGCAGTTGTTTTACCAGTTGCCAAGTTGATTGCAGCAATTACAGAAGTTCTAGTATAGTTAACCGACTTGTAAGCTAAATTAGCATCTCCCTCAGTTTGTGCGCTTGCTCCAGCTGTTGCTTCGTTTGAATTCAATAAGTAGATATCATCCACTCCATCGATAACCGGGACCGCAATAGCTTGAGAAGATGTGAACTCCGCAAAAGGCTCTTCGCTTGACCATTTCTTCAATAGAATGAAGCTTCCGGCTTTTACGTAAGATGCGGCTTTTGATTGGCGGGTTTCTTCTGCAAGAATACCGTAAACCAAACGACCTACTTTTTGAGTTTCCAAGAACACAACCATGTTTTCTTCCCATGGAGTTTGAACGGTACGTTTACCATCTCGCTCAGTTATGATTGTACGATCTACAATTACAATAGTCAACTTGTAACGCTTCATCATCATCATGTTTGTTTGCTCTAAGTCTGGAACTGGAATTTGACTTCCTACAAAGTTTTGAGAAAAAGCATACTGCTCTCGAGTTTGTTGATTAGCTGCGAAGTTGTCGAAAGTAGCATCATCCATCATGATAAACTTTAAGTTTGTTCCTTTTGCTTTTGCAGCTTTAAGAACTCGCTTAATATCATCAATTGGTTTAGATGCAGCATCTGACCATACTTTTGTAACTCCAAATTTATTAGCAGCTTTATATCCGTAATCTACACGAATACCGGTACCAACATTTTCAGTATCTTCAACTAATCCAATACCTGTAGAAAGTCCTTTCAAGAAGATATACTCTAACTTTTCATGAACCCCCATCGTACAAGCTACTGCATCATTAAAGATTTTCTCTACAATTACTCTGTTTTCAACTTTTCTACTAACTAGAATATCAATGTCCGAAAGTTGTCTCTCTGACATTCTTTTTTTCATTCCTAACTTTGGAATCTCTCCATCCGCAGTACCAATAGAATCTCTCGATTTTAAAGGCAATGCAGAATCCATTGCAACTACATCCGCAGAAACAATAGTGCCATTGATTGTCAATGTTGACCACTTAAGATCAGTTGACAATTCTTCTGTAAGCATCGTTTTATGCAAATAAGACAATTCGGTCTTACCTCCATTAATTTTGCTTACAACCCCGATGATGATAGCGCTCATCCATCCTAAATACTTTACAAATAATGACTCTTTCATTTTCTTTTAGATTAGTCTTGTGTGAAACGAATTAAAGGCAACGCTGTTTTTACAGCACTCAGTACTGAACTGATTGTGTAATGAGAAGCCTCCTTGTTTACGGTACCACGTACCATAATTCCCGCAAAGGCTTTACTTGTTTTGATTGTTGAGATCAATACACCTTTGTAAGTGTGAGATGCTGGCAAAGAACCATAAGCGGCTCCAGATACTGGCATCGGTTTTAAAACTCCTGTAGATGTTTCCTCAATGATCAAATGACCCGCTGGAATTACATCTGGAGCAAAACCTGTTACATCAAGAGTTTTACCTCCTGGAATGGTCTCTAAAACATTGACAATAACGATTGTGTCGTTATTTGTGCCGTAATCAGGACCTTGTGACGTTAAATTTGCTACTGTTGACATAGGTTATATGTTTAAATTACTTACAATTTCTTCAACTACTTTTTCATCAGGTTTCTGGATAGAAGAACCTCCGCCCGCTGGACCAGCATAAATGTTAGTATCGGCGCTTACCTGAACTAATTCAGAGTATTCGCTTTCCAATTCTTTGATTTGATCTTCGAATGAAGTCTCTGAATTGATGTCGATACGATTAACCCACTTTGCTTGCAATTCAGGTTTCATTGCTTTTAAAACCTCAGATTTAGCAAACAACTCAGAAGCTGTTTGTTTCTTAGTTTCAATTGTTTTGCCTGTTTTGATGGCTTCAAGATCTTCTTTTAGTTTATTGTTAGAATCTAAAAGAGCTTGAGCCCATGCTGGGACATCATCTTTTGGAGTCGGTGGAGATGGTGGCGTTGGAGGTGTCGGTGGTGTTGGTGGATTAGCCTTTGATTCCAAAGTTCTGACTCTATCATCCTCACGGGCGATATCTTCAATACTTAAAATAGAATTAAAGTCATTAATTACAACATCAATTGCCACATCATCTGCATCATCTGCTGGTTTAACCGCGAGTTTATCCGCTAAAGCGTCTAGCCTCTTTTGTGATAAATTAGCCTTAGGGAATAATGCCTTAAGTCTAGCGATCACTTTTGATTTTTCTACTGCCATGTTTCTGAATATTAAATTGTTGATTTTAAGAAACAAATATATAAAAAAATATCTATTATTTTTATTTAGACTAAATAAGAATAAAAAACATAAAAAAAACCACGACTATTTCTAGCGTGGTTTCTAATCAACTTATAAGTTTATTTATTCTATTTTCCAACCTTGAAAACTCAATCCAAATCTGACAACTCCATTTCGATCAGTGTATTCTTTACCTTTGATATTAACACTTACCTTCACGCTTTGGCCGACCTCAACATTATTAAGCAAATCAACTTTGTCCTTTAAGAACTCAACAGGGATCTTCTGAGGGTATTGGCCGTCAGTTTCAACTGCGATAATTTGTTTTTTGATTTGATTTTGACCCAATAACTCTACTTCTGATTTGTGGCAAACCTTGCCAACTACTTCTAATTTTTCCATTTACTAACTATTGTTGATGCTATTAAAAGCATGATTAAAACTAATGCAAAGGGCAAAAAACCCGATAAACTTAAATTGAAGTAGCATTCAATTAAATTAATGATGTAATGACCCAGCATTAATACTGAAATCATTAAAAGCGTCATCTGGATTGTTGTGAATAATTTTTTCATAACTTAAACTTCTGTTTTCGGTTTCGCTTCAATCGGTTGATCTGATTTAATCAACTCAAGTTCTTCTTCAGAATCTTCATTCATTCCCAAATATTCAACGGCTGTTTTTCTAGACATTACTTTGGAATTAACCGCATTTGAAACAATTTCAACAGCTTCTTTTAAATCATCTGGAAGGATTGAATTGAATTGTACATCGTAGAATAATGATGCAGCGGCACCAGATAATCCCGTGTTGGTTGTTTTAATAATTCCAGATATAATGATGTTGATCATTCTCTCAATCATTGTACGGTTTTCTCCTTCATTCATTGAAGCTTTGATAAAAGCATCTAAGAACATCAATTTTAAAGCAACTCCAGAAACGTTACCTAATGACTTTACATTATCGAATGAAAGATTAGGAGTTTGAGAGATTGAATAAATATACTCTTCAAGTTTTTCAAGTTCTAACTTCTGTGATGCTCCAGCTCCTTCAGATTCCAAAAACTCCGCTTTTCCATGATGAACTTTACCTTCGTCATCTTTGACAATAGGAAAGTTCAAAATCTTAGAAGTATCTTCTTTTCTTGGCATTGATTTAATTTCGCCAAAAATCATCAACAAAGGATATGCAATGTAATCGTTCGAGCTTCCAAGTTTGGAAATACAAGTTTCTAACCTATCAATCATTTCACGAACATCATACCACTCAGGCTCTTCTTGTGAAACGTAAACAATTGGAATTCTATCAAAACCGTGAGGCATTGGATATTTGTCAACCATTTCCAAAGAACCTAATTCATCTGAGAAAAAGTACATGTTATCTTTATCCCAAATCTTTATATTTTTGATGGTTTTGTCGCCAACTACAATATCATATTTCCACATGAAAATAATCATATCTCCATTACTATCAAAATATGGATACATCAATCCTTTTTCATTCTCAAGCAAAGCTGTTTTTATTTCTTTCTTCTGAGTTTTCAATCCTAGTTTTGTAACTATTCGATTGAATAATGAAGTTGGCAACAAATCATTTATGTAGAACTGAATTGCTACCTGAGTTTCTTTTTTCTTAATGGTTACAAGTTTTTGCACCATAGCATCCATACGGTTTACTTTCCAGATCTGTTTGATTAAATTTGAAAGTTCATTTTCTTCTGATGGAATTAAAGTAACAGGCTTACCTACTTCGAAAGCCGCAGCGGTTGTGACAATCTTTTTAGCGAAGTTGATAGGAACACGAACTTCTTTAATGGTAGTATTCCCAACTGGTCTATCCTTCTGGATTTTACCCACCTGAGTATCGCGAAGTTCACGGTCGTGCTCCTTATATTCTTTTCGATATTCGACAATAGTTTCCGGCTTCTTTGGATTTTGTAACGCAATTGCAGAAATCGCTTCTGTTGGATTCGTTTTAATTAACTCAATTAATTCTTCCATGACTTATTATTTGTTGATTGTTAAATGACCTTTTGAAACTAAATACTTCACACGCATTTCGACAAACTCACGATCTTTTCTAGATAATCCGCTTCGACGTTCTTGTACGGCTCTATACTGCTCAATTAGTTTTTCGTAATCATTTATCACGCTTTCGACTTTCGATTGAATACGCGCCTTTTTTTCACGTTGCTTTTGGAAATATTTTTTAATGAAATTCATATTTAGTAATTTATTGATTTGATAGTTTCTTCATCGGTTGCAAATGTTTGAGATGGGGAATTGTGAGCGATGTGGCCATAACGAGCGGCATCCCAAATGTGGTTCCATTTATCAGATGGCTGGTTAATTGATATTCCGGCAATCTCTTTCATTTTATAGTTTTGCTGTTCTTTCAATGCTTGCTTATAAAGATGGTTTTTTACAATGTGGATTTTCTTTTTCTTCATCGATGTAAGCCAGAACATAACTGACTTTGTTTTGCTTATTTTATAAGCTCTTTGATACCCTAGCTTTTTCAATCCCTTGACCATTTCAACAGTTCCCTTATTTTCGCCAGTGTATTTATCGGCCGAATCACACGGAATGATATCTTTTGATTTGTCAATACCTAAGCTATCGAGTAAAGAAGCCAAAGCATCTGGAGTTTCGATAGGTTCGTAACAAAGCGGCTCAATCCATATGTTGTGATCATCTTCTCCATACTTAACCAACGTATTTGGATCTGTTGTAAACCCAAAATCATTCGGAAATATTGGCGCTTTATCTTCTGGAAACTTATCAATCCAAAACACATTCGGGAAAATCAATCCTTTCATAGCTCCGCGTAAACCTAATCCGTAAATTTTCCAATAATCCTCATCGGCCGTTCCGTTGGCTATGTTTTCAACATGAGGCGGCGGCTGGTTTGTTTTTGAGATTGGCTCAACTTTTCCCGTGTCTTTATTGTAGCATTGAATTAGATTGTCTTTTACGATATATGATCCTGGCTTCCAAGGTTCGGTTATAATAATCTCATGTCGTTCCTGTGGCGAAATATGTTTGTTATCATGAAATGTAGTTCGAAGAAAAGCAACATCTGGACGACCTAACACTTTATCAAAAAACCAGTGATCAGTAAATGACGGGTTATAATCGGCCCACCAGAACTTTCGACATCGCATTTTAACCTGGTTAAATACTGACTCTTTGATAAACATTACCTCATTAAAAAAAGCGTAATCACAACCTCCACCATGCTTACCGTCACCAATGAAGAATATCTTTGATTTGCCAATTTTGAAGCTTTTTATTTCTTCAGCTTCATGGAATTTATTAGGTAATCCGAAATCGTCAAGGCGACGTTTGAAATCATCGTACAGAGTTGTTTTGAATTCGTTGTAGGTTTCCCGATAGATGTTGATTGTGCAACCGTTTACCTCAACGTAAAGACATAGCCAAATGATAATATCTATTCCGGACCATGTTTTTCCAGAACGGGAAGAGCCTTCAAGTCCAGCTCCTCTATGTCCAGAAATCAAATCTAGTTTTCCGTTTACAATGCCGTATTTTTGCTGAGAGATTGCGTCATGAAGAAGTTTGTAATTTGGATTCGTTTCTTCAGTTATAACATTTAGATTGTTTCTGAAAATATCAATGTCTCTTTCTTTCAAAAGAGTTTCAAGTTCTAATATTTCAGAATCCCTTATATCATCATCTGTTATGTCCCGCATCTGTAATCAATTATTTATTTCTATTTTTCTCAATTTCCAAAAGTTCAGATTTGATGTTTCTGATTTTGGAGTTTATTTTTTCATCGTTTGAGCCATGCTCCAATAAGTATTCTTGAATAGCAACTTTTTTAATAAGCTCTAATTCTAGTTCGGATTTATTCATCTTAATAAACTCTTTTTTGGTTTGACAATTCGAAGCTATAATGAGTGGAGACTTCGGTACCAGAAATACATTCATACATCACATTGTATTTGGTAATTACGATGGCGTGTATCATTCTTGGCTTTTGCTCGATATCGTGTTTTAGGTAAACAATATCTTCTATGCTGAAATCATTTTCAATTTTCATAGTACACGCATTTACCTACATTTTCAACAAACACATCACTTTCTTTTAAAGAAATTGCGATGCCATCATTTTCAAGTGTTTCAGCAAAGTCTAATAATGCCAGTCCGATGAGTTCTGGATTAGTGCAATGCTTGCCGTCTATAAAAATTGCCCCGTTGTTAAGTCCTATCATTTTTCTGGTTTTAAAGTTTAAAAAAAGCAATCCACATTTAATTTTTTATAAGGGTTTCGACGCTCTAAAATCTAACCCTAACGCCACACGACTTAAATTTTCAATGCCCCGGACCTATAATCGGCACTTAGCGAAATGATATGACGAGGCTTTACCAACTCCCCGAAAGGTTTCACATTCCCGACTTATCGGGGTGGATTGCTTTTATTTTGTAGCAGTAACAGGATTCGAACCTGTAAGGAATAACCAGAATAAAATGTACTGGAGATGGCTGTTAATTCAGCTTTTACTATTCCAACCTGTGAGCGTTTGCCATTTTCGCCATACTGCTATATTTCTGCGGATAACCTATCTTATTGTACTTCTAAGAAAATTCACTTTCGATGTTAGCTAGACATCAATAACAAATCTTTCAGTTATCCTTCCCTTTGGTTGTTGTTGGAATAGAGGGAATCGAACCCACAAAGCCGAAAGGCGACAGATTTACAGTCTGCTGATTTAACCACATTTACCATTATTCCAATGTTGCCCGTCTTTCCGAGCTGTCAACCTACACTTTGGACTTCTTCGCATTTCGGCTCGCAGAATATATGCCGTGTCCTTTGGCAAACTGGGTATTACCTGACTATCCCCAATCATTACACTTATTGCAGGGTAAATATGCTTTATTTGTGGAGAAGAACGGGATCGAACCGCTGACCTCTGTAGTGCTTTACGGTGCTTTTACTTTCCTAGACTTTTCAAAGCTTCCCCTACAGACACGTTAAGCGCTCTATCCTACTGAGCTACTTCCCCGTTTTAAAAAAAGCCATTCATATCTGAACAGCTTTTAGATTGTTTGAAATTACTTCATGACTAAATCGTTTAGTTAATTTTTAATAGGTTATAAAAGTAATAAATTTTCTAACAAATTAATAAATAATATTACTATTTAGATTTAAAATAAACTACTTGAGTAATTTAGCTTTTAGTTCGGCAATACGTTTCTCTTTGTCTTCAGCAGATAAGATGGAGTTCTTTTGTTCGTTGTCCTTTTCGTAGAAGCCAATGTGCTTATTGATCTTCTCGATGGTCCACTCTTTGCCGTGAAGCTTCAACTCAATTTCACCGTATCGGTTTTGCTTTATGCTTTCAATACACATCAACTGCTCTGGAGTTAATTTGTCGAAAGTCTTAAACCTGATTTCGGTTTTGCGTTCGGTCGTTGTAGATGTGACTTTATTCTTGCCAGTTCCGGTTGTTTCGGTTTTGGTTACATCAAATTCATAATACTCAACATATTCATCAATTCGAGACTGGCGAAGAATGTTCAAGTGTCGAAGCATTTCAGTTGCTGTAATATTAAACTTCTTTTCAGCAATCTTTGAAACCTTAGCTTGAAGCTCTTCTATCCTTGCGGTTACCTTGACGTTAGTTGATAGCTTACATGCAAGTTCATGAATGGATTTATCTTTCAACCTAGAGCAGTTGTAAGCCTCACGATAAGCAGCTGACTTATCCCCCAAACGTACATACGCTTGACAAAATGCTTCTTGCTTGATTGTTAGTTTCATATCCATAAAACAAATGTAATAAATATTACAACTTAGTTATATTTATTATTACAAAATGAAGTTAAAAAAAGTTATCGTATTCTCCATCCAATTTTCACAAATCCACTTGGTCTCCATTCGGCTGCAAACTTATCCCAGTATTGAAAGTCCGAACGATAATCGTAGGTTCCACGAATTCCTATAATAAATCCTGAATCAAAAGTTTTATCTATTCCTAATTCAAAACCAGCTGACGGGTAAACATTTCCACCACGTAAAATAAATTGAAGCTTCGGAGCTGTGTAAATCCTGTAGTGCTGAAACATTCCAAGTTCCGTGCTAAATCCAACGGCGGTTCCGGTTGCCAAATAACCACCTTCGATGTTTGGGGCATATTCCAAAGACTGTTTGAAATACATCTTCCCTTCCATTCCTTCGACTTCTGCGACCATGTGGGCGGTTTTATCAACTAATAAATTAAAGTTGATTTTGTTATTGTACTGTGCAAAAGTTACTCCCGTAACTAATAGCATTAATAATAGTTTTTTCATTTTCTTAAGTTTTTTAAAGTGGTCGAATTTGACCACTATAGTTTTTAATAATTACACTGTTGTCCCGTAAAGTTCACAGTAAAAGGTTGATTGATATTTAAAGGTTGTCCGCTCGTATTTGTGTAGCTGTAGAAATAAGTATTACCCGCTACCCACGTTCCCGCTGGTTGAAATACTTTGCCCTGAATGACTAATGTTTGATTAGGATTTACAATTGGAACGGCTGATTGAAATTTAAGATAATAACCTGTACTTTGACCAGCTCCCGTAACTAATAAAGGGCAATTTGTTGGAGGGGTGTATTGGTAATAAGATGCTGGAACTTTGTAAACTTTGCCCTCTCTAATAACGAGAATGGTATCTGTTACGGTTCCAATTTCTGCCTTAAGCATTACATCCCCGTTAACTTCTAAAGTCGCTCTAGGAGTTTGAGTGTTGATTCCAACTTTGTTCTGGCTAATTGCTAGTAAAGGCAATAAAAGCAATAATAAAAATAATTTTTTCATGATTTCAATTGTGTTAAACTCCCGTTTCAAAAGAGAAGTTGTTTTTTTCTAAACTGTTTATTTGGATTTCATTCATCCTGTCAATTTCAGAAGCGATTAAAGCTCCAGCAATTACAAGTCTTTCTTTATGCGGTCTATTGCATAAGTTTTGAAACCATTCTAAGTCCCAATTTTTAGGAACTTCATCTTTCGCAATTGCAAAACTTAGTTTATGAGCGGCTTCAATAAGTTGACCTTCATCATACCATTCTGCATGTTGAGCATGATGCTCGCCAGTAAATCCGTGTTTCGAGATTTGCTTCTCTCTTTCTTCTGTAATCAATTCTATTCCTGTTTTCATAATCTAATTTTTAAGGGTTGATTTTTCATTTAAATTAATTTGAACGATTTCGTCAACAATATCCAAATCTCTTTTGTTGATTTTCTTATCGTTCAGGTAATCCCGTCCGAGCCTTTCGCATTGACCAACTAATTCAGTGATGTATCTGACATTTTCAGGGCTTAGGTAGGTAGTTTTTAAGAATGGTGTTTTTTTAACCATTTCTTGAAACTTGGCAGTTTGCTGTATTTTATTTTTCATTCGGATTTATTTAAGTTCTGGCTCCCAGAAAGAAAGTTTGCCTTTTACGTTTAGAATTGGTTTGTCGTAGAGGGTTGGATTTGCAAGTACCCAGTTGTAGATTGTTTTTTCAAGACTTGGCTCTAACAAAGTTGTTTTTTCGGCCCAAATACTCGGATGATTGATAACACAATCAATGATTTCAACCTCGCCGATGATGGCACCTAATTGTAAAACAGGATCATTATTGTCAATTATAAAATCCATCGCTTTACGATACTGTAATGGATTCAATAAACCCCAATGATCTTTCGGGAGATTTTGACAAGCATGAATATAAATCTTACCTCGATACTTTGTTTTCCAAGTTCGGTTCTCGATGTCCTTGATACCATGAGCGATTAAACTTGCCCACGGTTGTTTTATTGATAATGCTTTCATTTGATGTGAATAAAAATTAATGTGATAAATTCAAGTATTGCGATAAGCGCGAATACCAATAACAGCCGTTTTAAAATGTATTTCTTTGACCTTAAATTTCTGTTTTCGCGTCTAAGATGGTAGTTTCGATGTTCTTCTGAGTGAATGTCCATTGCTAAAAAAGTTTTAAAAAGCCTACCAAATTAATGGCAGGCTTTTGGTTTTTAAACAGCATTTTTGATTGTAGAAACATCTGCTCTCACTGATTTGCATAGAACTGTTATTTCGGCCATTTTAGCTCTTAATCTAGTTCCAGCGGTTTTGTTTCCTTTCTCGTAAAACTTAGTTGCTTCAAGCCTTGCTTCTGAAACCAATACTTCTAATTTTTCTATGTTTTCCATAAACATGGGGTGGATTTTACAAAGCCCGTCCAAGGCTATTTTTTAATTATTTTGATTTAACCTCTACACCATCCAGACTTACATCCTTCGGCTCCAGTTCCAAAATTGAAGCCCTGTTGAATTCCGATTTTTTCAGTTTCCAAAAGAGTCATTTCTTTTTTAAAAGTTTTGTCTTTAATGACTTCTTGAATCATAGCCCATTGCATTATTGGCCTAGTTCTTTCGCTTTCGAAGTTTTTGCGTAACTGTTGAAAATCTTTCCAGAAGCAATTGGCGCAATTACTATCATCTGGGAAAATGATATTTTCTGTTTTCCAATATTCATTTATTTTGTAGTTGGTAGCTTTTTGATCTATAAGCGGGTATTCTACATTTCTCCATTCGACGGTTTTCCAATTTTGTCTTTTTTGTAAATGTAAATTGCAGGAAAATGGGAATTTAAAATCATTGATAATCGTTTCGGCTCGTTCGGCTTCATCCCAACGAATGCCCAATCTCATTTTCACATCTTCGCCATAATTCATGTAGCAATGCTCGAAAATGGGAATGAGTTTTAAATCAGTTGTGCAAAATCTCCATGCTTGATTTGGTAGTGCTCCATGGTCCGATATCATTTTCTCAAATGACTTTCCACGAACCCATGTAATTTCTTTACCAATCTTTTGCTCTAGCTGCATCATAGTTTGGATAATAATGGGATCTTCTGAAGTAGCTTTGAATTCTCCAAAAACTGGAATGAACTTTTCAAGTTTATCATTCGCATATTGCAGTAACTTCTTGTTGTGTTTTAACCACCTTCCAGCGTTATGGTCATCAATGCAAACCATCGCAAAAATTTCAACATCCGCTGGATGATGAACTGCTAAATATGAGCTGGTTTTGCCACCTGATAAACTATTTACCGTTGCCATTAAAATAAAGTTAGTTGTGATTGTTCTTTTTCAATAAGTTCCCATAAGTTCGGGAACATCTGCATGTATCGCTTCATGTAGTCAAAGCCTTGACCTTCCAAAACCGTTACATCGATAAAATTTTGCTTTAATCTTACCAACGGAACTTGTTGACCGTCGGTAAGATTTGCAATAATTACATTGTCTTTTCTGCTGTAGAAATAGCAGTCATCAACATGTGGAATCATTATTTTAGCATTACTGGCATAACCAGCATAAGTAAAGATTCATCGGTTTCAAGGCCATCAATCGGGGTTAAAATTCCCGCTCTATTTGGCATTGACATTGCAAGCTGAACCTCATCAGATTGAATGTTTGAAAGCATCTCAGTAAGGAATCTGGAATTAAAACCGATTTCCATATCGTTGCCCTCAAAGTTGCAGCTCATTCTTTCGTCGGCCCTATTGGAATAATCAACATCCTGAGCCGAAAGATTCAATTCGTTGCCTTTGATTGCTAGTCTTATTTGATGCGTGGTTTTGTTGGAAAAGATAGCCACACATTTAACCGAGCTCAAAAACTTACCTCTATCCAATGTCAAAACGTTTGGATTTTCCTTTGGAATTACCGCTTCGTAGTTTGGATACTTCTGATCAATCAATCTACAAATCAAAGAATTGTTTGCAGTTTTAAATACAGCGTTCGATTGATTGAATTCAATTGTAACCGGAGTATCTGAATTACCTAAAATAGACTTAAGAACATTCAACGGTTTTTTTGGAACTACAAAATCAGCATCTTCAGATGATTTAATATCATTTCTGACATACTTAACCAACTTGTGAGCATCAGTAGCTACAAATGTGGCTTTCTCAGTTGTTAGTTGGAACAAAACTCCACACATTACCGGTCGTAAATCATCGGTTCCAGTTGCGAAGATTGTTTTCGAAATAGCCTTTAGCAGTGTTTTTTCGGGAATTTCGGTAACTGATCCATTTTCAATTACCGCTGTTTTTGGATAACTTTCCCCATCTTGAAACGGGATTTCATATTCTCCGTTACCTGAAACGATTTTAACCGTGTTTACACCGACTTTAAATGTTAAAGGTTGTTCCGCTAAGGTTTTAAGCGTTTCTATTAGAATTCTCGCTTCGATTGCGATATTCCCAATCATCTCAGACTCAATAACCATTTCAGTTGTCATGGTTGTTTCTAAATCTGAGGCCGTTATTTGTAATTTGTTTCCATCTATTTTGAAAAGAAAACTATCTAATATTGGAATTGTTGCTTTTGCGTTGATTACACCACTAAGGCCTTGAAGTCTCTCTAATAATTGTTTGCTGTTGAGAATGAATTTCATAATTGATTTAAATTTAAAGTTTTAAGCTGCTGCTTTTTTTTGGCTTCTTTGCCGGGAGTTAATTACTATTTTTCTGATTTGATAAATGTTTTTTCTAACTAATGCTAGAATCTTATCGTTGTGTTTTGACGGCTTATTATCGTAGCCCCTAGATTGCTCAATTTTTAATGAAGGGATTTTGATTTCGATTGTTTCGGTTCTAACTCCATTCACGCGAGCTGAAAGGATTAAAGAATCTTTTTTTAGATAGTACTCATTTGTGAACACACAATGCTTTAGCTCGTCCCCTTCTTCTTTGAATTCATCAATGCTTTTCAAAATCTGTATTGATATGTTACCTTGTTTAAATTCCAAATCGAACAAATGTTGATTTCTTTGAACGTATTCCACAATGGCTTTTTCCAATGATTCTTGACGCTTAATGGCATTCAACCTTTCGCGCTCTCTTTCTTCATTTCGATGAATCTCACGTTTTTTATTCATAAGTAGATCGTGCTCCTTCTTGATGTTTTTTGGACAGACAAATTTTGCGTTCCGGATATCTTTTTTGAAAAATTTAAGAAGATCTAGGTAATCAAACCAGATTGCAGCATCTTGAACTATGTATTTATTTCTAAGGCAAATTTTTATTGTTTGCCAGAAACTACCGATTCTATATGATTCAAGTTGACCAAGTAATGCATACTGCTTTGCCTTTAAAAGAGTCTCTAATTTTGGATTAGTAGGTACATGCTTAATGGCTTCAAATAATGTTATTCCAGATAAATTTGAATTGATTCCGTACTTTCTGTATTCTGGCTTAAACTTTGAATCAGGGTGATACTTCCTTGGATAAACATCGTATTTTGCACCTTGCCAACTTCTTTTTTTTTCTTCTCGTACCTCCCAATTACCACCCCATGAATCACAGAAGCCTTGCATGTTATGCATTAATCCAATTTTCTGTACTTTTAAGTTTGGCAATATCCAATCTTCTAAAATTGGTTTTAAATAACGCTTAACCGGAATGCCTTTTTTATAGTTTGCCACTAATTCAAAATTTTCTACTACCTGAAAATCTTCAACCACATGAGTAATTGCAAAATAGTTGATTACTTGCAGTGTTCTGTTTTTAGTAAACTCAACAGATAGTTTAGTTTGACAATTTGGGCATGTAGCTCGTTTTCTATTTATCAAATCAAGGGAGAAGGTTTCGCCACAATCCAAACAAAAAGCACTAGATTTATTTGCAAAAGCTTTGTGAGGCAAACATTCTTTAAAAGCCCATTTCTCTTGTTCTTGAGTTATTGTAGGCAACTCTAAACTTAGTTCGGTTACCCGAAGTTGTAGTTTGGTTCTCGCTTTCATAATCAGGAAAATAGATCAACTTGTTCGACTTCATTCTCAATATCAACTTTGGGAGTTTTCTTTTTGGTAAGTTTGGCTTTTTCCTCTTCGATCAATTTTTCAAGAGCGATTTTTTTTGCATGAGCTTTGTCCTGTTCTGTGATTTCTACAGTATGATTAACAACAACTTTTGCGTCAATCTTTTTACCTGGTTTCAAATCATCTTCATCGTAATAATGAATGGCCATGTTGAATATTTCGGAATCTGCAAAACCATTACATCCTGAACTTTTTACCTGATTTAAAATGTAAGTAATGCAGTCATGAATGTTCTTGTTTTCTTTTTTTAGAGTTTTAGCGAATAGTTCATCCTTAGATGCTACTTCTTGTAGATGCTGCTCGATGGTTTCTTTGAATGCGGTAGTTGTCTTCATAAATTTATTTTTAGGTTAGTAATTATTTTTTATAAGTTTCTGGCAACGAAAAGCCTTTTAATTCTCCGTATGCTTTATTGATCAAATACCATTCGTTTTCATCCCTGAATTTCACATGCATAGTGCCTTTCTTAAAGAATTTTACTTCAAAAAATCCCCACTGGTACCACTTGTTTGGCTCTAAATCAAATTTCTTTTCTAATGGCTTTACTCCATCAACTTCGAAGTTTCTGTTGTTGTAATTAAATCTGTAAATACCCCCAATATCACTATAGTTTTTTGCAGTTATGTTGCATAAAACTTTCACTAAATCATCTATTTTTCTGCTGTTGTAGGAATCGTAACGTATTGAAAAACTCCATCCGGTATCAATAATACCTTAGCAAATAAATTTTTTATTAAGCATGTGGCCCAAATTGGTTTTCCATCCTTCAACTGAAAATCTATTTTCATGGGTGTGCTTTGTGAAATTATCAATCGCTTCTTCCAGTGCTCGATTAAAAGTTTCTTGACGGGTACCGACAATTATTTGCAGCATTCTGTAGATGTTTTTCATTGTGAAAGGAACTTTCTCTTGAGTTTCAACAAACTTATTTATGTCCTTCATCACGCCAGAAGTCACATATTTTTCCATATTCATCTTTGCAAATATGTGGTTCCAGGACTTCTTTTGAATGATTTTAGAAAACTGCTCTTTGGTAGTAACATCCTTGTCGTGACCAATTGCAATACTTATCCTTGTCATTCCTATCTGACCAATCATTGCATTGACAGAATCAACTTGTAGTTTCATCTGATCAAATATTTTCATAGTACCGACATAGCGATTTACTAAGGCTCTGATTTCATTATATTGCATTATGCCTTCGCCTTGAATTTCCTCTTCATCTTCTTCCATGAAAAAACCATCAAACTCAAATTCTTTTGAAACAATCGGTTTAAAAAGCCTGATTAATCCAATGTCAATTCCTGTTGTTCTTTCGGCCGTAGAGAAGCAATCCCCTAGATTTTCCGAAATTCCATAAGAACTAATGATTTTCGATAGTTGACCGTACCGACTATTGTTTTCAATAGTTTGATAGTTACAAAGTGATATAATTTCGCATCCTTCTGGAGCGATGTTCCATGCGTGAACGATGTGCTTTTCACCATTACTGAAAGGCGGATTCATGTAAATTGCGTTGATATGGCTTACCTGTTCAGGTTTACAATCGAAAAAATCCTCGCCAAGAAGAGTTGCTTTTTGCTTTACAATTTGCTGTAAATCTTTATTGATTTCAAAAGCTAGTACTTGCCTAGCGCCTTGATTGATGCAGTAATCCACGATATCTCCCTTTCCGGCATGTGGCTCTAAAACAATCTTGCCCGATGCATCAATTTGCATTAAATCAATTACGTGAGCTGGTGTAGGGAAGAATTCTTGATGAAACATAATTGTGTTTTTAGAAAATAAAAAAAATCTTAAGCGTTCCCCGAGTCGGCGGGTACTAGCTTAAGATTGTGATGTCTTTTCGTATGTAAGTTGACTTCCGACTTTCAACTCGACAAATGTAATAAAATATATTACTTTGTAATAATAAATATTACGAATTAATAATTTTTTTAGGTTTAACGGCCTACAATGAGCATTAACGCGTCCCTTTGCTCCTGATTGGTCCTGATTTTGGAGCCAGTTAATTGCTTGAAGAAAGCAGCGTCTTTTTTCGATGCTGTTGGTTTTACTTTGACATGTGGGATATTTAGATACTCACACATCTCACAAATCTTTTTTGCCGTTTCGAAGTTGGCGCCGGTTCTTTGGCCGATCATTGCGTTAACAGCTGATGAACCGCCTTGCTTTTTGTGCCAGTTGGATTTGTTTAAAAAACCGCATTCTACGTATACTGTTGGCTTTTCAATTCGCTCTTTGTAGAAACTCAATTCTTCAAACAGTTCGAAAAAAGTAAGATTGGCTAGTTTGATTTTGTCGCCAATCATAAAAGCATAGCCCGACTTATCAACATCTGGATCGATGCCAATTAATATTTTTGCCATAAAAGTTTTGGGTTTTAAATGTTCTCGAAATTACTTTCGAATTGTTTGGTAATGCATGGGGCTTCCTGAGAAGCTTCGCTCATGGTCATTCGGTTAATTTTTTCAATTTTCAATTTTAGAAATTGAATTTCTGCAAGTAGTTTGAAAAGTTCTTTTTCGGTTGAACAATGCTGCAAAAATTGAATGTAAAGTTTCATTTGCTTTACAAGTCTGGCTTTTTGTGTTGCGAAAGTCATGGCTATTTTCTGAAAGATTTGCCCTCGAAAAGAATGATGTTGTACATCTCGAAAATCCGATCATAAACGCGACCTCCGTACTTTTCGCCAAATTCATCAACAGCAACCTCGATATCGCCTTCAAAACCATCTTTGTAATTGCAAGTGATGAAAGTCTTAATATTTTTTGAAGTCATTCGGTTGTATCGTTCTTCAAAAATTTCTTTGAAGATATTTACCTTGCCAAAGTTGCTGGCCATTCTTTCGGTTTTCACATCATCGAAGTAACGATTTCCGTTGAACATAGTTTTTTCAAATTCATCTCGAAGAATATCCGAACTGCATTTTTCAAACATTACAACCGCTTCATTTGCGGAATATCCTTTGAAAGTGATTCCAGAAATTCCCTTGAATATATGCTCAAAAACTTTCATTGTCGATGTTTTGCCATTTCCAAAAGTCCCGATGATTAAAAGACCTTTGTCAAAACTAGGTTCTGACAACTTCGAAAGATTTTTACATTCAAAAAAACGATCATCTTTTGAAAAATAATAAATCAACGGCTCTAGGTTCGGAATTGTTATTCCAGCAACTTTCTCAAATGGCCGCTTGTTTACTTTTTCAAAATTGTATTTGAATAACTCCCAAAGGTGCCGAGCTGAAATTGAAAATTCCTTTTGATCTTTTGGCGCGTGGATTTTGTCGAAATAATTGTGCTGCAGGTCGATTTGTTCCGGTGTGGCTTGCCTTTTTTTTGCTTCAAAAGTTTCAATTTGCTGTTTTTGCGTTTCAGTTCTGAGTTCAGGCTTGAGGCTTTTCAGATATTCGTATTTTCGAATGCCAATATCAGGAATTTCGATTTCACCTGTTTTTTGCGAAGGTTGTTGCTGGTTTTCCATCTGGAGTTATTGGTTTAAAGTTTTTATCATTCCGTGCCCATGTTTCAAGTCTCCGCTCTAAATCCCATGTTTTTTCAAGTTCTTGCCGGAATTTTGTTTTTGACTTGTTTGGTTCGGTCCAGTATTTATAAAAATCATTCAGAAATTCCCTTCCATAAATTTTCAAATAAGGCTCGAGTGTGGAAGAAAATTTTAATTTTCTGTCATCATAATTTTCTTTTATTTCCTTTTCTTTTATTTCCTTTTCTTTTCTTTGTGTGTTTACGGGTCCTATAGTTGTCCCTTTTGAGGGTTTACGTATCCCTAAACTTTCTAAAAGACTGAGTAAACCGTCAAAAGTGATACATTTATTATTTCGCTTTTTATAAGCATCTTGAATACTTTCAATAAAATCTTGACACCAAACAACTCGATTTTCCTTCCATAAAACATCATCAAATTTCCCTAAATCAACAAGGTCATTTATGATCGCTTCAAGTACATCTTTTTGAACTTTGCACTTTGCAGATAAGTACATCATTGTGCTTGGTTTTGATAAATTCAAGAAATGATAATCTGTTTTTGCAAGCTCTCTTAGAAGCTTTACAAATACTGCAAATCCATCATTTCCGTAAGTTTCTTCTAAATAGAACATCTTATTCCCTTCTTCGCAAAAAAATGGGAAATAATCGACGCTATTTCTTTCAGGTCTAGCCATAATTTATTTTCTTAGAATGTTAACAACATTATCGATATAACTCATTTCCATTTCGTCGGTAGCTCCAGTGATTGTGTTGCCGATATGGCGCTTGTTTTGAATCATTTGGTACATTTCTTCATCAATGGTATTATCACCTAGGAAATAGGTACACATGACGGTATTTTTCTGACCAATACGGTGCGCTCTATCTTCACATTGTGCACAATCAGCATAAGTCCAAGGATATTCGATAAAAGCAACTCTGGAAGATGCTGTTAATGTAATTCCTACACCCGCAGCTTTTATGTTACAAACAATTACTTTTACTTTTGGGTCGTTCTGAAATGAATCAATTGATCTTTGCTTTTCTTCCTGAGATAATCTGCCAGTAACCTCAACGGATCCTGGAAACAATTTTTTAACCTCGTCAACAATATGATGAAGATTGCAGAAAATGATAATCTTTTCACCTGATTCCACAATTTCTTCAACAAACTCCTTGACTTCATTTAACTTTCCTTTTGCTGAAATTTGTTTCAATGCTCCCATTTTAACCATGATTTCACCTCGCATCTTTTTGGCAATTTCTTCATCGTTACAACCTTGTTCTTCAAGCCATCTAACAAATTCATTCTTGGCTTTATTGTATTCAAGTCGAGTTGTGATATCGCAAAGAATTGTTTGGCGTTGCTTTTCTGGAAGATCTTTTGCAACTTCTTTTTTCTCACGTCGAAAGTAGCAATGTTGGTAAAGCATGTAATTCAATTCCTTGAGATTTGAAGCTCCAGAACCACCGGCACAATACCGTTCTTTAAATACTTTTTCACTTTTTAGTTTGCCGATAATTGCAAGTTGTGGCATTGCTTCGATAGGTCTGTTTGGCACCATTGTTCCGGTTAAACCAATTCTGTAATTTTTGCCTAATGCAAGTTGTAAAGCGATTTTGGTTTGCTGAGAAGATGGATTTTTCAATCTGTGAATTTCATCTACAATGATTGACTTGAAAAGCTTAACCCTTTCATCCATTACAATATCAGATGAACGGTAACGGCCTTTAGCTGGCATCGATTTTACAAAGAACTTTTTCAATGATTCGTAATTGACAATGAATACTTTATTCATCCCCATTTCATAGAATCTATTCCAGGTATCTTTGTTTTTATTATCCAAAATTAAAGCGTCAATACCGGTCCACATTTTCCATTCTCTTTGCCAATTGACTTTGGTAGTTGATGGAGCTACAACTATGCATGGGAAAACATCTTCGCCTTTCAAATGTGCTGCATAAATAGTAGCTAAAGATTGCAGTGTTTTTCCTAAACCTTGTTCGTCACCATTGATAAACCTTTTGAGTTCTAAACCTCTGGCAATTCCTTGAAGTTGATATGGCCGCGGAGTATATCCGTTGTCAGAATTCACAATTTCTATATCAAAGTCAAGATCTGGCATTGTTGGTATCGGCCCAGTTAATTCGGGGCGAATATCAATTACAATCCACTCAGCTCTTGTGATTTTCTGAACTTCCAACAATTCTTCACGCTTTGACATTGGAACTACCCATGCTTTTTGAGACCATGAAAACCTTGTGCCGTCAATCTTTTTTATTTTATTTTCATTAGCAACTTTAAACCTGTTGAAATCAATTTTTACATGAAATTCAGTTGGGTGTTCAATTATCTGCATGTTGTTTGAGATTTAATCTTCTTCAAAAGCGCTTACACTTTCAGCTAGCTTTTGTAGTTTTTTGGTGTTGGTTTTTACTTCTTTTAAATTTCCATTTTTATCGGTTGTGGAAATTGTCATTTCAATTGCATCATCTTCTAAATCTTCATCTTTGAACATTTCAAGTTGACGTCTTTCTGATTGCTTACCTTCCATGTATAGCAGAACTTCTTTTTTAAGAACTTCTACCAAAGTTGAAAGCTGCTGAACAAACTTGTAATCATTCAAGCTGTCAAGGTCAACTGATGGAGTTGAAAAACTAATCGTATCTTTTGAAAGCAAAGTTTTTGAGCCTGAGATTGAAACGAAATTCAATCCTTTTTTATCCATGATTGAAAACTCATGAACATGGAAATTATAGATTCTAGGCTCTGGAGCATCTTCCAATGGCTGAAAAATAAATGTTTCTGGATCGTCGATGCATTTTCGCGCTAGCTCTTCTGATATTTCATCAGTAATAAAAGCGAAGTGTGGAATCAGTTGCCGAAATGCTTTTGCCAAATCATCATGAATTGGCGCATCTGATTGCGTTTTGATGTTGTTGTTTGAGATTTCATCTCTTTGCTCAAATTCGTAGTTTAAAAACATGCCGCTACGAATGGCGGCCTTTTTGATAATAATGTTCATGATCGTATTTATATTAATTGTTTAAAAAATATTCTTTGAATTTCCCGTCAACATATTGGTCTGAAATATCAACATTCCAGATGTCTTTGAGGTCTTTGATTCTACGACGTAAATCTCCTATTCCATACTGAATCAATGCTTTTGTTGTTGTAAGTTTTTCGCCTCTAAGAAGTGCCTCATACACTATTCTGCATTGGTTGGAAAAACTATCTTTGTTTCTTTCGAAATGTTCCTGATTGGAAATTTTATTTTCAACATGAAATAAATCACCGTAATTGATTTCTGGTTTCATAAATGCTCTTGATTTTTGGTTTTACTCAATTCTCTTTCAATTTCTTGAAGCAATACTAGATCTTCTGGTTCGGGTAAATAAATCCCGAGCTCACTACTTGCAAAGTTTCTGAATCGGTCAATTGCCAAAGTCATTTCGGCTTTGTCGAGACTTGCGGAACTCCGCCACCGTTCAATTTTTACCACTCCATCAAATTCGCCTTCATAAAACAAAGTAGGATTGACATGTTTTTTAAATATATCCTGTTTGACTTCTTGAAGCGTGTAGCCTGTCTCTACGCCAAAAAACGAGAGAATAAGATGTAAGTAGTTGTTTTGGGAAATACTACGCTTTTAGTGCTTTGCTTTGAGCTCAAATCGCTTTCCTTTAGATAGGAAGTACTTCATCTTTTCAATGGCTTGCTTTACTTGAAGTGGATTTGATGGGTCGTAAATCATTTTAATAGATTTTAAAAATTGCCAACTCATAAAGTTTGTAAACTATCTGAGCTTCGAAATAAGCATCATCGGCTCCACGGTGCTTTTCAACATAACCAACGTCGCCAAAGAAATGTTTGTGCGCTTCTTCAACCTTTGGCCATTTATAACCACCTCTAGCATTTGGAAGCTTGCAGATATCAGTGGATAATTTCATCGGGCACGGTAACTTTCTAGGAAAAACAAAACCTCTATTTTCAAGAAAACCAAAGTCAAAAGCATTATTAAATGCAGTCGCTCCAAGTGGGTACCTGTTGATGATATCCTGAATTTCTGGCTTTAAAATCTGTAAGTTTTTAGAAGTCCTAATTTGCTCTTTGGTTAGGTCTGAATTTTTCACAATCCAGCTGTTATCAACTTCTTCCTCTGTCAATCCGGATTCCCAACAAACTTGGTCAAAAATGATTTCCCGATTACCGTTTGATAAGTCAAGTTCTACAATTCCGACCTCGACTATTTTGCCGCCTTGATGTTGAAATCCAGTTGTTTCAATATCTATGATTAATATTTTACTCATAACTAAAAAGGTGTTTTAAAGAATGGAATAACCAATCCTTTACGTGCGACGGTTACGTTTTTGCAAGTCAGTTCGGCAACTTCTTTTTGAAATTGCTTTTCGTTTGAGTTGCTATCTGATAAATGGATTAGAACAATGTTGTTGACTGCTGACAAGTCATTTGCCGACAACATATCCTTACAATTTTCAAGCGAAAAGTGAGATCTTAGAATTCTATTTCTCAAAAATTCTTTACCACTATCGGATCCGTATTTTTGGTCAATGATTTGCTTTGAGTAATTTGCTTCAATTATGATGTTGTTCAAACCTTTGAAAGTGTATTCGCAAAAATAGGTGTCGGTTAAAAATAAAACCTTGCCGCAATCAGGGTGATGAATAATGAATCCTAAAGGTTCAACTGCATCGTGTTTTACATCAAATGCCATGACTTTGAAACCGCCAATTTGGATTATTTGATGTGCTTTGAAAGGTCTTGCTCTAGGTTGTGTTATCAGTCCTATTGAATGAAGCGTAGCTGGTCCAGAATAAACATCTATTCCTAATTTCATTACACATTCAATAGCCTTGCAGTGATCTTTGTGTTCATGTGTTACTATGCACCCAACGACCTTACTTAAATCGAAATCCAATGCTTTTTTAATCTCATTTATGTTGACCCCGCATTCGATTAACAAAGCTTCATCCCCATTACTGAGGATGTAAGCATTGCCGGAACTTCCCGTTCCAATTATTTTAAGTTTCATGATTAAAAGCCTGGTCCAGAATTCGGAACTTCAAAAGCCATTTCAGGAGACTGATTTACAATTTCATGCTCAACAACCTCAGTGCTTTCAATCTCTTCTGCATCATCAAAATCTAAGGTTTTTTTGTTGGCCTTAGTTTTGATTTCGTGTTGAACATTTTCAGAAACTACATCGACAGCGATTTCTTCTTGTGAAAGAATCTTCTGGATGTTATCATCAATCTTTTGGCTATCAATGTTAATTGAATCCCATGCAGCGCGTTTAATTGTTTTCCATGACATTTCATCTCTCCATCCCTCGATCGTTTCTTTTTCACCAGTTTTCTTTCCGTTTCTCCAAACTTCTTTTTCACCGCCCCAGAACTCAACTGATGCTGATTTAGGGATTCTCTTTTCAATATCTCGCATTGAAAAAAGTCTAAGTTTGTTTTTTTCTGGAGCATCTAAATAAACAAAGTAGTAATAGCCTCCGACAATTTCGCCTTTATCAAATGGGTTTTCAGAAGCTTTGTGAATGAAAGTTTCTTTTTTATTTTCCGCATCCTTGTACATCGGAATGAAATTTTCATTTTTGTAAACCAGTCTGATAATTACATCATCTGGAACATCAACGCCGTACTTTTTGGCAACCAATTCAATTCCGTTGTAGCCTTTAGTGAAACTGATATCGTATTTGTTCAAGGCGTTGTTTTTGTAAGGAATTGGATGCAGATGATTTTTTTGCATAGGATCTAATCCTACCGAACTGTACGAAACCACATCGACCGCCAACTTATTCATGTTAACGTTTTCCCACCTGTAAGGCAAAGGCTCGCGATACTGTTCTGTTTTGGCCATTCTTTTCAGCTCAGCTGCTTTAAGCATTTGATCTATTTTGATAAAATAACCTTGACATAGTCTTTTTTGAAAAGGCGTAATTTGAACGCCGCCGTTGTCCTGTGAAAAGTTTTTCATTACGGCATTGGTAAATTTTTCACTTGGAGATTGTGTCACTTGTGTGGAAACTTCTTGTTTCGACTTATTTTCTGTAGTGGTTGGGCTTGTTGTACTCATTTTATGAATTATTAAATTTGAATTTTAAGTTGTTGTTCTTTCTGAATTTTGGAGCATCGCACGAATTCTAAGTCAAATCCTTGCTCCTGAATTTCTTTTTTGGTATTCTCGTTGTGAGGGCAATTTGCCGTACAATCGAAGCTTCCAATCTTAACCCCGATATTGGTTGGGCAATTCTCGATCACCCAACCATCAGGATTTCTTTTAACTCTATGCTCGTTCATTACGCTACTCGCAAAGCTTTATCTTCTTTAGAAACTACCAATCTAATCAACTGGCTTTCCGTTCCGATAATGTCGTGGATAGATTCGGCACCGTCAATGAAGATAGGAGCTGATACTTGGTAGTAATTACAAAGTGTGGAAATGATGTCGATACCAGCGTTAATTTTAGAAGCTGTATTGGCATCTGAAAAAGGAACTCCATTAACCATGATTTCACAGTCTGGACTTTCACCACCGTTCACTTGAGTATCAAACATTCTGAATTTTACCATCTTGAACATAGAATTTACCTTTTCTTCAAGGGCGGTCATTTTCAGTTTCTCAAATCGTTCGATTGTGAATTGTGTTTTTTCAACATCTGCAATTTGTTGGGCTAAACTTTTTTCTTCTGATTTCAGTTGCTCAAGTCTTTTGTTGCAAGAAGCAATTTGAGTTTCAAGTAGAATTTTAGATTTGATTTCGTCAATTTCAATCTGAATAGATCTTCTTTGAGTTTTCAAATCTTCAACGTCAACCACGGGAACTTCTTCAATAGTTGCCACTAGATTTTCAAGCTCGATTGATTTCCTATTGTAATCCACGTTTTCAAGAAGCATATTGGTAATAACCTGGTCAACGGTCAAATCACTTTTGGTAAATGATTTGGCTTTTACAATTTCAATTGCACTTTCAATCTCTTTGATTTCGGTTTCTAGTCCCGTAACCATTTCATTTCCTGTAGCAATTCTCGAAACAATTACCGAAAGTTCTTTTTCTGTAGCTGTTTTCTCTTCTGCAAGCGCTTTGCCTTTGGCGTTAATTTCATTCAGTTTAATTTGCTTATTTTGAGTGAAATTAGCCAACATTTCCTTTTTCTTATCCTCAACATCGGAAGCTTCAAAGTCGCGCTTGCAAGTAGGACAACAAAATGATTGATCTTCGAAAGTAAGTCCCTTTGAATTTTCAATTTTCCACTCATTTCTTTTTGCTCCCATCATAGAATCTAAAGCCGAAATGGTATTTTCAAAAGAAGTCTTTTTACCTTCTAAAGTTTCAAGTGCATTGTTGGCACTTTGAAGTTCGCCTTTTTTAGTAGCTAGTTTTGAATTCAAACCATCGATTTCAGAAGTATCAGGTTTCAAGCTGTTTTCGGCTGCAACTTTTATATTGGCCTGAATGGTTTGAATTTCTGATCTAAGCGTATTGGCTTGCAATTTCTTTTCATTGATTGCTTTTAGCTTTTCATCAAAAGCGGCCGACTTGTTTTGGATTTGATTGTCAACTGCAAGAACTTCTTTTTCTTTGACTGCCAAATCAGATTTTAAAGCAACAAAATCAAGTGCATCTGGCATACTTTTCAAAACTTCATCAACTCGCGTTGGAATGGCTTTCAAATCATCTTTTTTCTTTTTTACAGAAGCGATGATCTGTTTGCGATAATCTTCCATCGTTTTACCTTGTGTAAGGTTTGCCACCAAAGCCTCATATTCCGGAACGCCTTTGGCAAGTTCTTCATCTGTGATTTCGCCAGCCATTTGAAGCAAAACAGAACGTCGATCTTGCCATTTTAAAGAATGGAAAGCGTAAGGATTTGTTACCAATTTAAAAACTGATTCTTCCAGAAAAGAAGATACTTTTGATTGAAATTCTTTTTGCTGCATCGGAACTTCATTCAAGTAGTACAATGTTTCGTTGCCAGTCATTTCAGAAACTTCTTCACCTCTTTTTTTCTGCCACTTTTCTTTGTAGATGCGTTTCAATGTGTTGGTTTCGCCATCAATAATCATTACCGCTTGAACTTCATGCTCTTGACGGTTAAGACTTAAATCGACCGTGTTTTTAATGTTGAAGTCTTTTTTGTCTTCGGAATTTTTACCGAAAAGAAGCCAAAGGAATGCATCGTAAATTGTTGTTTTCCCAGTTCCGTTCGCTCCGAAAATATCGGTGTTGTTGTCAAATTCAATCAATTGGTTTTTGATTCCTTTGAAGTTGGTAAGTCTGATGCTTGTGATTTTAATTGTTTTCATTTTGCCGTGAATTTTTAGTATTTATTAATATTTTCGTAAATCCATTTTGCTACGTGTAGCATAGCTAGAAAAAGGATCCCTCCAATGCATAGGGTGATGATGAATTCTGTTATCATGACATTCCATTTATAAGTTTGACATAATCAAAACAATTTTCAAACACGATTTCGATATCAAAATTCAATTGATTTGCCGTGAAAGAAACTGGGTAATAAGTGCTTGCTAATTTTAACCGATTAACCACTTCCATTAAACTGTTCCAGCATTCATTGTAATTTGGAACAACCGAAACGCCCATCCATTGAGCGATTAGTGCTTTTTTTTCTTCTATGCTCATCTTACTTGTAGATTTTAATTCTGGTTACTAATGTGAGTGTACCGGTGTACTCTTTTTTCAAGTGAGAAATCGGTTTATTGAATGCTGGATCGTTAGCCAACTCTTTTAACCGTTCGTTTCTTTTGGCTGTAACTGATAAAGTGTTTATCTTTGTCATGATTTTAATATTTATGCATTGCCGTGCATTATTAGACTTTAGCCACTTCTTGCCGGAAGTGGCTATTTTTTTAGGTACTCAGGTTTGTTTCCGCGGTTACCGCTTTCAATCAAATCCCTGTAGTTTGCTTTTTTTGCTTTTCTTGTCGGTTCGGGCCTGGAAGCTCGACGCTCACTTGCCGAACTGCCGGCCGTAACCTTGCCACCGAGAATTAACTCAATGGCGTTTAAATGTTCCCGCAAACATTTGTATTGATCTGGAGATAATGTGATGCTTTTCATAGCGCATTATTTTGAAGGTTCCATATCGAAAATCTCATGCTCTTCTTTTCCCGTGTGCTCCATGATTATCTTAATAGCTGGATATTCCATAAGCTTTGGCGCTTTTCTAGCAGCTAGCCTCCAAACACTCGCATCTGTAATACCAAACAATGCTCTGAGTTTGTCTCGCAACGGAATATCGTTTCTGATAATCGTGTATATTTCATCTTTCATTACCATAGTTGAAAATTTTAAAAGGTTTAGTATTAGTTTCGGGCCGTTGTTGCTTCGATGCTACGGCTAAACCGCAACGGCTGTTTTTGTGCTTTGATGTTTTTTGTTTTCAGTATTCTCTCCACAGGTTATCATCCAACCCACCTACTTTATTTTGAGATCATCCATTTGGATAATCATATTTTTTGTGTGCATAAATTTTTAGAAGTAGTATCGTATTTCGCACAAAGCTATACTGACATGGCCGTTCATTTTTCAGAACTATTTTTTTGGCGTTCAGCTCAATCTCAAATTAATGTCGCCTGAAGCTTTGCGTATCTATATGACTTGCTTTTAAAAATTTACATTCGATATGTCAATGAACTAGAGTAGGTTAATTTTAAAACAATTGCAGTGAAGTGAATTTTGAATAATTTATTTTACTACATTTGTCTTATTAAAATTTGATGTAGCAAATATATATCTAATGTTAGATATAATAAAATTTTATTAGATATTTTTTTATCTAAAATTATCTAATAATTGTAATTTATAATCAATTTAAATAATGAGTAATGGAAACCATAGGAGATCGAATAAAGAAAATAATGACGCTAAAGGGCCTTAATCCCAATAAAATAGCGACACTAGCTAAGATTCATCCTAGTACAGTTAAAAATTATATTGACAATACCGGCATTCCTGATAATCTAAGATTAGATAAAGTAGCGATTGTGTTAGGTGTTAATGCTAAATGGTTATTGACTGGCGAAGGCAAAATGTTTAATGAAGAAAATACTAATATCGATAAAGTTGCAGAAGATCCTGAGAAATACAAAACTTCTAAAAAAGAAGTTACCAAAATAGGAGTTCCTTATTATGATGTAGATTTTACAGCTGGATTCTTAGAAGTGGAAAATAGCAGTAGTAATATTCCAGATTCCTATATAAGCCACCCTTTTTTCAAAGGTTGTGATTATGTAGTTAGGGCATCTGGACAGTCGATGGCAAAGGTGATATGCCATGGTGATGCAATTGGATTAGTAAAGATTGAGAATTGGCGTGAGTTCTTTCCTTTTGGCGAAATATACGCGATTGTGACAAAAGATAATTTTAGGATGGTAAAAGTGATTACAAAAGGCGAAAATGAAGATAGTTACACATTGATCAGTAAGCCAACGGATTCTAAAAAGGATGAATTTCCGCCTCAGCAAATAAAAAAGCAAAATATTTCAGCTTTGTTCAAAGTGCAAGCTGCAAGTCATTTATTTTAATTTAAAACTATCATACCATGAAAAAAATTACATTAATTGTTTTATTTCTTCTTTCTGCTTTTGGGTATTCACAAACAGAGGTTGGGGGCGTTGTTACTTATTATTTTAATAAATATCAAGGAAACAAACCTGATTTGGGAGCTACTGTAGTTTTAATTGATAGTGCAAAAGTTAAAGGATTTGATTATAAACTCTATGAAAATTTTCATTACGGATCTTTTTACAGTAATATGTACATGCTAGCACAGGAAAGATATGATAAATATTCAAAATCATTTAAAGCTACTGAAGGAAAGAAAAAACATGCAGTAGAAAATGAAACTTTTAAAAAAGGAATGGATGATGCCACCAAAGATATGCTAGGATATAAAAATCAAATGGTTTTATACAATTTTGATAGCAATGAAAAATCTGCTAAAATATGTGTAGACTTATATATGCAACTTACCCAATTAAGCGAGGATCTTCCATCCAAAACAGTTGATGCGAATGGAAATTATAAACTTTCTATTGTTCCGGGAACATACTATGTATATATAAAATCGAAGAACAGAACAAGCGTTAAAAATATTGCAGAAAATTCTGGAAAAATATACATTAAAAAAGTAAAAATAATTGAGAATCAAAGCAAGGATGTAAGTTATAATTTCGAATTATAGCATCAACTAATAAAAATTGTTGACACATAATTTTTATTAAAATATAATAAATTTCATTTTTCGCCTTTTCAATATCAGTAATATTTTGCAAAATCACTTTCCGGATTCGTTTTTCAATTTCAGCCATTTTTGGTGCCAAAATTTCATAATCCGGATGACTCTTAGAAATACTTTG